TTAGCGATGACTTTCCCGCCTTTGGTTGTGCTGATCACATACTCGCATATGCCGGAAGATACATTTCGGGCTAACTGGATCGCCGTACGTAATCGCGGAGACCATTCCTTGATTTGTTTGGTGCCTGTTTTGCTCAATGTAGATCCCTTTATCCATAATATCCTGCCATTTCAGCTCGAGAACATCACCGAGCCTTGCCGCACAAAGATAGGAAATCTCCATTGCAATGCGTAACTGTGGAATTGCTTCCGCGTATATCGCCGCATACTGTTCATCGGTTATGTAAACAGTGCGGGCTTTAAGCGTGAATTTTCTGACGCCTTTGCATGGATTATTTTTCACATACCCACGCTCATATCCCCATCCGTATACGCGACTCAGGCTTGCCAGCTCATGGTTTGCCTGGGTCTTGCTCTCAAGTCCCCGCTTATCCATGAAAATTCTTACTTGCTCAATTTTTACATTATCAGCAAGCACTTTACCGAATACCGCCAGCAACGCCCTCTGATGTTGTCGATAATCTTTTTGGGTTCGGGGTGCCAGTTCTGTAAATGCAGGGGAGTCCATAAACATGTGCCATAATTTAGCGACGGTCATTATGTTGTGGAGTTTTGCTTTTTCCAGTTCATAATTTTGCCAGACTTTAGCTACGCTGGTTTCCCGTACTCTTCCGAGCCCTATAGTTCTTGTGCTTCCTTCGGGTTTCCACACGTAACTGTAACCATTCGATCTAACACGCGGTGGTAGTGCATTATCTTTTTTGTTTTTTCTTGGTCTTCCCATTGTTCAGCGCCTCAAAATCGGGTTCAGCGGAAACTAGTTCAGGTGCTTTTGGCATCGTAGTCAGTCCGTGTGGAATATCCCTGCGAAGAACTATTGGTTCGTTTTTAGGACCGATTACAAATGGGATACCGTGCAGCCTTAACTGGTGTTGCTGTTTTGTGTATCGCTCGTATTTCGTGATCTCTTGAATCTCTGCTGGCGATAGAGTTAATTCGTACATGTGGTCACGTGCCTTACAGCATGACCGCCGCCAATATAATTCGGAGACGGCGATCAGGGTTGAACATTAAAAATCAACCGGATTCGGGATCAGTTTTTGCCAGATTGCTGAAACGTATTTTGCCTGGTGACGGGCGTCATCCAGTGCATTGTGGCGAACGCCTTCGAATGGAATAACGGTTCTAGCATCAAAGTCGATTGTTTTTCCCAGCTCAACGATTGTGCGTACATCGCGATCGTTGTGGTAGCGCCACGGGCAGGGGATGTCCAGACGTTCGTATGAGGTGCGCAAAATTGCGTTATCTAAAGTTGCACCATTACCCCATACCTGAACGAATTTTTCATCTGAGTATTCGTTGATGAACTCCCGAAACCGCGAAAGGGCATCCTTCAGTTTTACCTGGTCTGTTAAAATGGCAGCTCTGGCTTCACTGGACTGCTTCAGCCACCATTTGATGGTTCCACCGTCAGGAGCAGCCCCTGTATTCATTGCGTCAGTCAGACTGATAACGATATAAAATACTGGCCCGATTTCCCCTGTTTGTGGGTCGAAGAAAACCGCACCAATAACCACGATGGGCGCATTGGTGTTGGTTCCCATTGTTTCAAGGTCGATCATCAGGTGGTACCACACTCTGCTGGTGGATGTGATAACGTGATGACCGTTCACCACAATTAAGGGATCTGCCGTCTCACCAGTTTCATTATCGCTGGCGTGGTCCTGAGCGCTGCCAGCATTCTCCTTGTGTGGATGTTCAGCGCCTTCCATTTCCTCCGGATCATTTTCCTGAACTTCAACCTGATTCTCTTCATCGAATGTTTCCTGGTATGTTGCGTCGCCCATCGCCGCGCCACAATCAGGGCAGTTGCCGCCACCGCTCTGACCGCAGGCGGTGCAGACTTTTTCCGGTTCCTGTTGCGCTACTGGCTCAGGTTGTTTCGTTTCTGGCTCGTTTTGTAACGCATTTTGGCTGTTTTGTTCCGCTTTCTGGTCGTTCTGTTCCGATTCTTGCTGGTTCTGGTTTACAGAATCGCGGGTTTCAATCCCCTTCACCCATTTCGGATCATTCGGGTCGCTAATCCCTGCAACAAATTCTCCGCGAGAGGCAGCAAGCAACTTATCGGCGTCAGGCTGGCTGATATTGGCTGCCTGCATAATTTTGTTTACTTCGTCAGCGGTAACTTTTACCGGCTCTGGTTGTGCGGTCGTGTCAGATGCACCAGTATTTTGTTGTGAACCTGAGTACGTGCCGTTTTTACGGGCAAAATATTCTTCTTTCGTGATTTCAGTAGCCCCTGCAGCCAGCGCCTTATTCAGACCAGAAAGTTTGTTTGCACGACCATATTTTTCGCCATCCTTATCGGTGAAGAGGAAGTAGAACGGCCCCTCACGCTCTACAGATGGTTCAGTTTCCAGCGCGCTTTCATTTTTTTGGGTATCAGATACTTCAGTTTCCACTGCATCAGTTTGTGCTGCTGACGGCTGGAGAATATCAGCAGTGCTCTGGTCTGTTTCTTCATCCTCAAACACGCCCTTTGTCGCCAGGTATTCAGTGATGTATTTGTTCAGCGCCACGGGATCTTTGTGAATGTCGATCGGACGCTCACGGACAAGGCCAAAAATAGTCTGACGGTCGTAGCGAACGGCATCAGGCTGTTTGCGCATTGATGCCGAGATACGCTTCCAGTCTTCGCGGTCGTTGTCGATAACTTCATTTTTTGCCCAGCGATGGATGCTGCCGTCAATGTTTCCGGCATCCACATCACCAGGCCAGAGAGCGTAGGCCAGTTCTTCATCCAGTGTTTTCCATGTCTGCCTGTATTCGCGACGAATGACAGCAGTTACGGAGCCAGTTTTTCCTGCAGAGTTTTCAGTGCCTTGCCGGTTGACTCTGGCGCGGGCAAGATCGACGACGGAATTATATGCTCCACCTTCTTTGCGCTCCTTTTCCATGCGTTTTTTACGTTCGAGAAAATACGCCTGAACGTCGGGCCATTTGGCTGTTGGTTTTAAATCACGTCTGGCGTCGTTGATGTACTCAGTCTGACGCTCAGGATACATGGCGTTAATTTCTTTAGTCCTGATAATTGCTTCAGTGAGGTGTCCATCAAAAGTCGTCATCTCGTCATCGCCGAGAAGCCCGCTTGCATTGATGACCATATCCACGGTGATGTTTTCATGTGTACCGAACCTGACAAGGACAGCAGCCCGCTTGTCGTCAGATAACTGATTAAAGTTAACAATTTCTGCGTCCGGTTCAGGGTCGACCGGAACAAAGGAAGCCGACACCTCATTCCAGCGGTTTTCCTGCATATATTCGGAATCCCAGGAATCGAGAGCAGGGCGGGCCATGCCGGGTTTATCCTCGCAGACAAGAAATTTATAAGCACAGTCCTGAGCTTCCGGGTATTGTTCCAGAAATAACCAGCTAAATTTGGCTCTTGCCCGGCGTTCGTCGCCTGCTTCAATGGCAGTGGCCACAGGTTTAGCGCCTTCTGCTGTTGCCTGTTCGTCCGGAATGGCGGCGCAAATAAAGACTTTACTCATTTTGTTTTAACCTCATTACAGATTTAAGGGTGAACAAATCCCTGCCATTGCTGGCATATAAAAATGAAATCGGATATTAATTACGGTGCTGTTTTAAGTCCTGCCGGGATTTCGTTATTGTCCATATGAATAACTTTATCGACCGGATAACAGTTACCGGGAATTTTTTGCTCTGCCGCGGCAGTCATGCATTCTTCCATTGAGTCATGTATGTCAATAACAAGATCAATCGGTTCACCAGAAACAAAAAAAACAGTCAGAACGAGTACAAATGCCGTATTCATTGCCTGCATCCTGTTTGCATCAGACGTAAACGGGCCAGCATCGAAACAATGCATATTTTATTTAGCAGTTCCTGTTCGTGTTTTCTTTTATTAATGGCATCTTCAGTAAATATCTGATTGCTGATAGTGACACCAATTTCAAAACAACCTTCAGACGTATTAACGTTTGGTAATAACGTTTCCATTATCGCGTCCTCAACAATGAATTTTGTGATGCGGTGCCTGGTGCCTCCAGGTGACGTTAACCAGTTAACAATTAACGCCGGATACAGAGAATCCACCCATAACACTGTTTTTAGCTTTAACTGTTCCGCGTGCGCTTAGCCGCATTCACCGCATCACAAAATTCACTTTAAAAAGGGCGGACATCAGTTCATGGGCAAACAGATGCCGCCAAACGTCACCAGAAAATTGATAACAGAGGGCGTTGCAGCGGGGTTGTCACTTAAGCGTATGGTCAACCTGACAACCCGGTGTCCTCAACGGGGAAGGAATAACCCCGCCATACTTACCGCCGCGCCATTTCGCGGGTTGCCACAACCGGAAGCGCACGGTCGACGAAAATTTAACGACAGGCTATCTATGAACCAGCTACCTCGCCGTGCGCTTTCGCGTTATGGTCTGACTTTTCAGGGAAATATCCTTTCAGTAAACTGTCAGTGCCGGATGCTCACCCGTGTCCGGCGCACGCACTCTACCTCACCCGTGAATAAATTAATGATTAATTGATATTTTATAGGTGGATTCAACTTTCCCATCGGATGTGTGATGCTTTAAATCACAGGAATTAATACTGCTTGCTGTAAAGTGATTTTCAAGGGGGTCTATTCGAATCCCTTTCTTTTTCATTAACAGGCCAAATCCCTTATTAATGATGTCCATTAATTCCAGAAAGTATTTTTCATGTAAATCCTGGTTATCAGAGAGCTGCTTCTCTTTGTATAGCCCGATAAAGGCTCGGCGCACGTTACCGGATATATTATCGATGGTTTCTTTTTCTACGGTACTCAGGTCAAGAGTAGCCAATTGAGAACGAACTATATTCGCTGCCATTTCCTGGAATGGTATTGGTAAATCTTTAAATTCCATCGTCAACCTCATCAGTCAGTGTTTCTGGCTAACCAGCGACGCGCGCCAGATTCGGTTTTAAGCGTTTTGCTTTTGGTATACGTCATTGCGGTGAACGTACCGTCCTGGTTTGGGAACACGCCGCACACCAGAGATTCGTTGTTGCCAAGATCGATAGTATCCATGCTGACCTCATTTCCCCTTAACGCCGGGGTAGCGGAACTGTTTGCTGAGAACACCGTGCGGTGTCTTGATGTAAGCAAAATTAGTCATGGCTAACAATTTGGTCAAGTATTTTGTTTGTCATAGCTAACATTCTGAGCGGCCAAAAAGATAACGCATTGATTGCGTTATCTTTTGTTTGTTCGTTGACGGGCTTTTAATAACTCTTCAAAGAGTTTGTTGAAATTTTTTACTCGGGCGCGCATCTCGGTGAGCTGAGCATCCTGTTCTGATTCAGGCAATGCATTAAAAAGCTCAAGGAGCTCATGTTCTTTGGGGGATAGAGCAACTGGCTCCTCAATAGGTGGTGATGGCTGCTTGTCTTCATCGCCAAATAGAATCCATGTTGGCGAGCACTGCAGTACTTTGCTGAGGGCAAAAAGATTCTTTCCTGTAGGTTCGCTATCATCCCGTTCCCATTGTGAAACCGATACATGAGAAATTTTCAGGGCTTTAGCAAGAGACCTTTGGGTGTATTTGAGGTTTTTTCGGCGATATCTAATGCGTTCGCCAATGGTTAAATTTTTTGTATCCATAGTTAGCTAATGCTAAATCTTATTGACTATGTTTTTGTTAACATCCATTCTGTTAGTTATGGCTAACAATTAAGGTGCTTTAAATGCTTAAAACTGACGCACTTTTGTATTTCGGTTCAAAAACAAAACTTGCACAAGCTGCTGGTATTCGTTTGGCTTCGCTTTATAGCTGGAAAGGGGTGCTAGTACCTGAAGGTCGCGCGATGCGCCTGCAAGATGCATCCGGCGGGGAACTTCAGTACGACCCCAAAGTTTATGACGAATATCGTAAGGCAAAGCGGGCGGGGCGGTTGAACAATGAAAATCACCCCTGAACAGGTTTGTGAGGCTCTGGATGCCTGGGTATGCCGACCAGGAATGACACAGGAGCAGGCGACGATATTAATCACGGAAGCATTCTGGGCTCTGAAAGAACGCCCGAACATCGATGTTCAACGCGTCACGTTTAATGATGGCGAGGTTGATCAACGGGCGTTGGGCGTTAACCGGGTGAAGATATTCGAACGCTGGAAAGCTATCGACACCAGGGATAAGCGGGAAAAATTCACGGCGCTGATTCCGGCAATTATGGAGGCTATCCGGATCAGCGATTTCAGGTTGTATTGTGAAATTACTGACGGAAAAAGCATTACGTACATGATCGCCGGGTTAAACAAAGAATATGGTGATGTGGTGGAGTCCGGGCTGCTTTTTGCGGATCCATCTGTTGTGGAACGTGAGACTGACGAGCTTATAGAAAAAGCTATTGCTTTCAAGCATGCGTATCGTCAGCAATACCAACAAAAAGCTGGATGGAATTATGAGCCTTCTTTTTGCTGAACGCCCACTGGTTATAAACACACAGCTTGCGATGAAGATTGGCTTAAATGAAGCCATTGTGTTGCAGCAGTTGCATTACTGGTTGAGAGATACCAGTTCCGGTATGGAATGTGACGGGGTTCGCTGGATTTATAACACAACAGAACAATGGCTGGAACAGTTCCCGTTCTGGTCAGAGTCAACGTTAAAACGCGCATTTGCAAGTCTGAAAACGCTGGGGCTTTTGCGTTGCGAAAAGCTCAACAAATCAAAGCGTGATATGACTAATTTTTACACGATTAATTACGAGAGTGAGCTTTTAGATGGTGGCAAAGTGAGCGAATCCATCAGGTCAAAATGCGCCGCTCCATCGGGTCAAAATGACACGATGGAAGAGGTCAAAATGGCACGCTCCATTGGTTCAAAACGACCCAATGTCATCGGGTCAAAATGGCCTGATGATCTTACAGAGAATACAACAGAGATTACTACAGAGAATAAAAACACTTCTCGTCCGGAAGCTTCGCAACCGGACCCGCAGACGGCTGAACAGGATTTTTTAACCCGACACCCTGACGCGGTTGTGTTCAGTGCGAAAAAACGCCAGTGGGGAAGTCAGGAAGATTTGGCGTGCGCACAGTGGATCTGGGGACGAATCGTGAGTCTTTACGAGCAGGCTGCCAGCGATGATGGCGAGATCACGCGACCGAAAGAACCAAACTGGACCGCATGGGCCAATGACGTGCGCACAATGCGGATGCTGGATGGCAGAAGCCACAGACAAATTTGCGAAATGTTTGGTCGGGTACAGCGAGATCCATTCTGGGTAAAAAACATCATGAGCCCGTCAAAGCTTCGCGAAAAATGGGACGACCTGGTCATCCGCCTGGGGCGTTCACCTGTACAGTGTTGTGTGAATCATATTTCTGAACCGGATACCGAAATTCCGCCTGGTTTCAGGGGATAAGTGGTGATTTTAGGGCATAAAGTAATGTTCAGGAGGACTTATGGCAAAAGTATTTACACAGGAAGAGCGGGAAAAAATTAAAGGACAGGTGGTGGAACTCGTGCGCCAGAGCGGTCGTGAGACGTTACGGCAACTGGAAGCTAAAACAGGTGCGACAAGATATCTGATGAGCGTTCTTGCCAGAGAGCTGGTTGCCAGTGGTGATGTATATCACTCTGGCTATGGGGTGTTCCCGTCAGAACGGGCTCGTAAGGACTGGCAAAACGCCCGCAAAAAACTCTCGAGGGCAAAGGTGAAGAAACCTGTTGTGGTTGATCCGGGCCTTATCTGGACATTACCCGACGGAGAAATACGCCGCTACGACAGGCGTATGAACATAATCTGTCGCGAGTGCCGGAAGAGCGAAGTTATGCAGCGTGTATTGGCGTTCTATCAGGGATATGCCTAGAATTGTCACAGGTAATGAAATTAAAGAGTATTGGTTCGGATATGAATTGACATTTTCGCGGCACAGAGCTAAAAATAGCCTACTTGTTGGTTTTGTGTGAAAAGCAGACATTTTGAGGCTCAGGATTTGTTATCAAATAAGACCAATACTTATCTATATTAATACACATTAAATACTGTGCAATACATTATTGCATTTTATTAGATAAGCGATATTTAGGGAAAAGAAAAGTCATAGAAAACAGGCCGCTATTTGTTGTTGGATTTTATAGGCTATATCTAGATTATCTTGCCACTGCGGTCTCTGTTTACCTAACAGCTTGGGCTTCTTTGCATGCAAGTTTGTAATAACAAGTGTAATCAAACGGAATGTCTATTAATCCTAAACTTAAGCGTATCGCGCGACGCTATCCAGCGTTATTCCAATATGAGTCCCCCTATATGGCAAGAAAATTAATAATATTCGGCAACGGTCTCGGTATGGCTTTAGATCCTGCTCACTTCTCCTTAGACAGAGCGTTGGAAGAAATTTGGCATCGCCCCAATTTTTTAAAAGATATCCACAAGCAACTTATCGAGCGTTGTCTTCAGCGGCAAGGTCCACCAGAAGGAGAACATGAGTTGGATACCCTTCACCAGGCTGTCACATATTGTAAAGCTCTTGCTCAAATTGGAGAGGGGAACGTGCATTGGCTTACTGAAGATGGACTAAACTTCCCCAAAATTACCGCCACTTATATTCACAAAGTTGCAACCAGGTTGCATAATTACGATAAAGGTTTGCCACAAAGATTCGAAAATGCGCTTGTGGAGTTTGTAAAGAACACACACTCACATATCGCGACATTAAACTATGACAAATTATTATACAATTCATTCATAGATAATGATATATTCAACGGGTATGATGGGGTTTTAGTTGATGGGATGCTAAGCCACGGATTTTCCTCTGCAGCGCTCGAACGGAAATACAATCGTAGGTTTGGTTATTATTTGCACTTGCATGGTTCACCACTATTTATTAATCAGCATGAAAATGTTTTAAAACTTTCACGCTCACAACTTACTCTTGACATAGATGAACCTAGTGAGCATATAGTGTTAACTCATATAAAAAGAAAACCGTCAGTTATAGCAGCATCTAATGTTCTTTCTACGTACTGGGATTATTTGCAGTTTGCATTATTTGAATCAGAAGAAATAATATTGTTTGGTTACTCTGGTCTCGATATTCACCTTAACCTGCTTATTCGACCTTACCTAACCTCTAAGCCTTTAAGAGTAATTGAGTGGAGCGGTGCTGGTGAACAAAACGCTCGTGAGATATATTGGAAAAACCAGTTGAGACGGGAAGTTACTGTAATTAGGTTGGATAACATCACTGATTTTATTGATTGGTAGCGCAATGCGAAGTTAAAGAGGCAGCCTCATATTTATCAGAGCTGGTGTACGTCCAATACAGGAGGTTATCGTGCTGGTTCTCAAATGCGCGCTGGCTATTGCGGCTGTAGTGGCAATTTATTGTCTTGCTATTGTTCTTATGGATCGCCTTTCTGATTGATTTTATATTGGCGAGGTGGCGGGAGTTAAGTAGAATTGCTGTGGGTGCTTGAGGCTATCTGCCTCAGGCATGAACACCAAAAGGCAGATAGAGAAAAGCCCCAGTTAACATTACGCGTCCTGCAAGACGCTTAACATTAATCTGAGGCCATATCTATGCGACACATAGAGATTAGCCTCTTACGGACCAAAAGGTCAAGGAGAAGCAGGCTATGAAGCAGCAAAAGGCGATGTTAATCGCCCTGATCGTCATCTGTTTAACCGTCATAGTGACGGCACTGGTAACGAGGAAAGACCTCTGCGAGGTACGAATCCGAACCGGCCAGACGGAGGTCGCTGTCTTCACAGCTTACGAACCTGAGGAGTAAGAGACCCGGCGGGGGAGTAATCTCCCGCCACCTCTGATGTGCCAGGCATCCTCAACGCACCCGCACTTAACCCGCTTCGGCGGGTTTTTGCATTAGTCTGGTTGACAAAAATAGAAAAATGCGAAAATATGTGGTTTACGAATTCTAAAAAAAGCGAAACTTGAAATGAATGAAAATCAGTTAGCTCCTTGTTGGGAATTTCAACCTTATCTTGCTGAAAACTATGTTCGCCACTTGTTGGCGGAGATCGCTAACGTACTTGAGCAGCTGTACTATCATAAGCACGCATTAGACAGCAACTGGTCTGAAGGTGTAAGGGCTTATGATTGGGTCAGAAATCATCTTATTCAAAATGAAGATGCAATTCCTGGCCTTGAGATGATTTCCAAGGGGTTGGACTATGTAGTTGCTTTAAATAAAGTTCCGCTACAATTTACCAAAGATTGCATTAATAACCCCAAAAAGAAACATCGTCTGCGTCGAAATAAAGTAGAGTATGAGCAGCTCTCATTGTTTGGTGATGTTGAGGCTGAGCAAGATATTACATGGCGAGTCATAGCTGAGCCTTTTTTATCCGAAGAGGGCGATGGTGAATTAGAGTCCACACTGCCTCGTTGGGAGGTAGCTCTTGTTGGATTTAATACTTATGGTGCTCAGATTAGTATAGTTTCTCATCAATCTACAGCATCGATGCCGCTTATGCCTCTTGATTATAACACACTCCCTGACGAAGCGGAGATTAATAAGGTGCCTCTTCGTCGGCGTACGAAGGATAAAGATTTGGATGTGAGCAGTGATGGAACATCAGGTGAATAACTTCACTGAGTATCGGGGTGATAAGCTCAAACTAGCGAGAATGGCTGTTGGGCTTTCTTGTGAAGAGTTAGCCGAAAAAATTGGCAAGACAAAGCAATTCGTTAGCAAACTGGAGAAGGGGTGCAGGCCATCGGAGCAATGTCTTGAGTTAATATCTTCAGCGCTTATGATTAAGTCCAGTTTTCTTTTTACTGAACGAAAATACGCTCTGGAAAGTGATGTCTGCCATTTTCGGAGTAAGAAGTCCAGGACTCAAACGCTGACTAATAGTGTATTGGCCAGGGCTGAGATTCTTAATATTATAATTTCTGCTGTTGAAGGTGAAATCGAATTTCCTGACGTTAACATACCGGAGCACCCAGGGGCTGAATTACTTACTCCGAATGATATTGAGCGAGTGGCAGAAGATTGTCGCCGTGCCTGGAATTTAGGTCTTGGCCCTATATCATCAATGGTTAAATTGGCGGAGAGTTTAGGGGTAATCGTTGCGCATGTTACGGGAGTCGATGATCGTGTTGATGCTTTTACTGTTCACAATAACAGGCCTGTTATCATCAGGAACAATGTTAAAAAAAGCATATGTAGATTTCGCTCTGATTTAGGTCATGAATTAGGGCATTTAGTAATGCATGAGGGCATAACGACAGGTGATAAACTTACGGAATCTCAAGCCGATCACTTTTCGAGCGCCTTATTAGTTCCCAGGTTATCTTTCATTAAAGAATTTCCACGAATACGAGGTAAGCAATTCGACTGGAATGCTCTGGTTGAATTTAAACTTAGATGGAAAATCAGCCTTAAAATGTGTATTTATCGAGCCAGCGCATTAGGCTTATTGACCCAGGAACAGGCAAGAACTGGCTATATGCATCTTAATTCCAGAGGGTATACGAGAGTTGAACCTGGTGATGAACTTTTGCGCCCTGAAGAACCCGGCATGCTGGCCGAGGCGATTGAAATGCTGGATGATGCAACCTGGCTAAGAATTCTTATGAAAACTGGCTTGAGCCAAGATTTAATTCGTGAGTTGTTCTCCATCAACAGACCTATTACAAATCCAAGAAATATTTTCCAGATTGTTTGAGTATACCCGCTTCGGCGGGTTTTTTGTTTTTATTTTCAACGTGTTTGAAGTTTTGGACGGTGCCAGAATAGAATCAAAAATACTTAAGTAGCGCGCAGGGAGAAGAGGGATGGACCCCGAACAGGGGGAATGCTATTTATCTGGAAGGATTCTGTTGATGAAAATCGAAGAATTACGTGAAATTTTTAGTGAAGATGGCCTCTATACTGTGCGCGTTGAGAATGGCGCTATTGTCAGCCACTGCCGTATTAAATGTTTACAGTCTCAACAAAGGAAGAGTGGAGCTGCGTTAATTCATTTGGTGGATGGGCTTGTGACGGATGGTTTTATTTTGCGTGCAAATGAATTTGTCACATCGTTGTCGTCTCTGAAAGAAGCTGGGATTAAGGCTGGTTTTTCTGCTTTTGAAGATGAGTGAATTCATCTACAATTCAGCGCAGGGCTGAACCCCTGTTGAGTAACACTGTGCCACCGGAGAAAGCCGATGGCGCAAAATTCCAGATCACACAATTCTGATAATCTCGCTGTCTTTGCCAGCAGGCACGGGCGGCATTCGCACGCATTCAAATCTGACTGGTTCCAGCACGACCCATGCACTGAAGAACAGGCCGAATGGCTGATTCAGAACTACCGCAGACGTGGGTATGAGTTTAGGAAAGCCCTCAGCCTCGATTATCGTCACTGGATAATCTACGTCAGGCTCCCTTACTTCGAACGGCCACCGCGTCCGTCCCGCACATTCCAGCAACGGATTTGGAGGTAACGTGCGGGTATTACTTCGACCTGTTCTGGTACCGGAACTCGGGCTGGTGGTCCTTAAGCCAGGCCGTGAATCCATGCAGGTATTTCATAATGCCCGGGTGCTGGTGGAGCCGGAACCGAAAAGCATGCGCAGTCTGCCGTCAGGAGCTGTTCCTGCCGTTCGCCAGCCGCTCGTGGAAGATAAATCATTACTGCCATTTTTCAGCGATGAGCGGGCGATTCGTGCTGCTGGCGGCGCTGGCGCATTGTCTGACTGGCTCCTGCGTCATGTTAAATCCTGCCAGTGGCCTCATGGTGACTATCACCACAGCGAAACCGTCATACATCGTTACGGTAGCGGCGCGATGGTGTTGTGCTGGCACTGTGACAACCAGCTGCGCGACCAGACATCAGAGTCACTCGGGCAACTTGCTCAACAAAACTTGTCAGCATGGATGATTGACGTCATCGGTCACGCAATAAGCGGTACGCAGGAGCGTGAATTATCTCTGGCTGAATTATCCTGGTGGGCGGTCCGCAATCAGGTGGCGGACGCGCTACCGGAAGCGGTATTACGTCGTTCGCTGGGGTTGCGTGCGGAAAAAATCCGCTCAATGTACCGTGAAAGCGACATCGTACCGGGAGAGCAGACCGCCACCAGCATACTGAAGCAGCGCACAAAAAATCTTGCGCCGCTGCCTCACGCCCACCAGCAAAACCCGCCACAGGAAAAGACGGTGGTCAGCATTGCCGTTGATCCGGAGTCACCGGCTCAGTATCTCCAGCGCCAGAAACCACAACGGGAAGAGATGCCTGTATACACGCGCTGGGTAAAAACGCAGAAATGCATGACGTGCGGTAATCAGGCAGATGATCCGCATCACATCATTGGTCATGGACTGGGAGGGATGGGAACAAAGGCTGATGATTTGTTTGTTATTCCGCTGTGCCGTAAATGTCATAACGAACTGCACGCCGGGGTAAAAGATTTTGAAGAAAAACACGGCAGCCAGCTGTTGTTGCTGATTCGTTTTTTAATGCACGCGAGAAATTCGGGTGTCCTGAAGTGGAAAGCATGAATGACTGAACGCATAGAATTTGTTTTGCCTTACCCGCCGACGGTGAATACCTACTGGCGACGTCATGGCAATACGTATTTCATCTCGGAAGCCGGAAAGCGTTATCGCCGTGATGTGGCGCTAATTGTTCGCCAGCAGCGGCTGAAATTAAGCCTGTCCGGAAGGCTGGCGATAAAGATTATTGCAGAGCCACCGGATAAGCGCCGCCGCGACCTGGACAATATCCTGAAGGCACCACTGGATGCGCTGACGCATGCCGGACTTCTCATAGACGACGAGCAGTTTGATGAAATCAATATTGTGCGCGGTCAGCTCGTTCCTGGTGGGCGGCTGGGGATAGAAATCACAGAACTGGAGTGCGCATGAATAGCCAGTATTTACAGTTTGTGCGTGAGCAGCTCATTATCGCCACCGCTGATTTGAGTGGGGCAACAAAAGGTCAGCTTGAAGCCTGGCAGGAGAATGCCATGTTCGATACAGGGCGTTACAGGCGTAAAAAAATCCGGTACCGGGATGAGGTGACTGGAAAAATGATAACGCGGGATAATCCACCAATCCCGGGAAAACAATCACTGGCGAAAGGCTCATCAATTGCCCTGGTCAGCCCGGTTGAGTTTTCGACATCATCATGGCGGCGGGCTGTGCTGTCTCTTGAAGAGCATCATAAAGCCTGGTTGTTGTGGTGTTACGGCGGAAACATTTGCTGGGAGCATCAGATCGCGATAACGCAGTGGGTGTGGAATGAATTTAAAACCCAGTCTGGTACCAGAAAAATTGCAGGAAAAACGCTGGAGCGTGTGAAGAAGTTGATATGGCTGGCGGCACAGGATGTCAGAGGATGGGTTACCGGGAGCGAGGTCTACCAGCGGCAGGAGCTTGCCAGACTGTGTGGAGTTAAGCCAGACAACTGGAGCCATAATTATGCGAACTACTGGCGTGAGATGTGCGACATTTTTAAGAATCTCGATATAGAATCCTTGATTTCCACCGTGAAAAAGAGAACGCAACAAAAAGCGATCTTTTCACGACGAGATATTGCAAAAGTCAATTAAATCGCGTACATTTTGTGTAAATCTGATATTTTGCCGATTTTGTATGCGATGACAAAGTAAGCAAAACCCGCTTATCGGCGGGTTTTTTTATGCCTGAAAAACGGTACAGGACGTTAAACGCGCTGGTGGTTGCGAATACGGTTCTTTCATCTTGCTGGCTTTTTCGACAGACGAATAAGCAAATATTGAATTCTGGTTATTTATTTGTATTATCTCTGCGGTTCCGAGGGGAGGGTAAATTATGTATCCGGGCATCTCATTCACACCCGAGGAACCAGCGCCGACTTAGCTCAGTAGGTAGAGCAACTGACTTGTAATCAGTAGGTCACCAGTTCGATTCCGGTAGTCGGCACCATATGCGGGCATCGTATAATGGCTATTACCTCAGCCTTCCAAGCTGATGATGCGGGTTCGATTCCCGCTGCCCGCTCCAGTTAGAGTCTTTCAGTCTGCGATGATGGGAAAGCCCGGAGTGACTGAAAGACGTTTAAGTTATGAATGATCGCTTTTTTTGCAAAATTGCTGTGCAGAAATACTAACCTTCGGGCAGGCGATCATTCATAAGCACTCTGTTTTTATTCCGATTAACTGTGGGTGGTTTGTTGGATAGAGTGCTTTCCTTGCTGTATATATCGTTTCGCCCGCTTTTGCGGTTTTTTCTTTTCAAATCCCTTTCATCTCTCAGTGTAAAACTACGCCATCCGTTATTTGCGGAGGTGAGGCTATGAAATCCATGGACAAAATTTCAACGGGCATTGCCTACGGCACCTCCGCAGGCAGTGCTGGCTACTGGTTTTTACAGTGGCTTGATCAGGTCAGCCCGTCACAGTGGGCTGCGATTGGAGTGCTGGGAAGTCTAGTTCTGGGCTTTTTGACTTATCTGACAAATCTGTATTTCAAAATCAGAGAAGACAGAAGAAAGGCTGCGAGAGGTGAATAATGCCTCCATCATTACGCAAGGCTGTTGCAGCTGCTATTGGTGGCGGGGCTATTGCCATAGCGTCTGTGCTCATCACTGGTCCAAGTGGTAACGATGGTCTGGAAGGTGTCAGCTACATACCATACAAAGATATCGTTGGTGTATGGACTGTATGTCACGGGCATACAGGAAAAGACATCATTCCCGGTAAAACGTATACCGAAGCAGAATGCAAAGCCCTCCTGAATAAAGACCTTGCCACGGTCGCCAGACAAATTAACCCGTACATCAAAGTCGATATACCGGAAACAACGCGCGGCGCTCTTTACTCGTTCGTTTACAACGTGGGCGCTGGTAATTTCAGAACATCGACGCTTCTTCGCAAAATAAACCAGGGCGATATCAAAGGCGCATGTGATCAGCTACGGCGCTGGACATACGCTGGCGGTAAGCAATGGAAAGGGCTGATGACTCGCCGTGAGATTGAGCGTGAAGTCTGTTTATGGGGGCAACAATGAGCAGAGTTACCGCGATTATCTCCACACTGGTTATCTGCATCATCGTCTGCCTGTTGTTGGCTGTTAATCATTACCGTGATAACGCCATCTCCTACAAAGAGCAGCGTGACAAAAACGCCAGAGAGTTGAAGCTGGCGAACGCCACCATCGCTGACATGCAGCAGCGTCAGCGTGATGTTGCTGTGCTCGATGCAAAGTACTCGAGAGAATTAGCCAATGCGAAAGCTGAAAATGAAACTCTGCGCGCTGATGTTGCCGCTGGTCGTAAGCGCCTGCGGGTCAATGCCAGTTGCTCCGCAGCCGTGCGTGAAGCCACCGGACCCACCCGCGTGGATAATGCAACCAGCCCCCGACTGGAAGACACCGCTGAACGGGATTATTTCACCCTCAGAGAGCGGCTGATGACGATGCAGATGCAACTGGAAGGGGCACAGGAGTATATCCGCACTCAGTGCATTAAGTAGCCTTTTTATCGTGGTAAACATTTCGCAGGGTATGAGGTATTTATGCCATCACTAATCCCACGCGCCTGCCGTAAGCGTGGATGTGCAGGCACAACAACAGACAGTTCTGGTTACTGCGATAAACATCGTGGCGAAGGATGGGTACAGCATCAACGCGGACTGAGTCGCCACCAGCGTGGCTATGGCTCGAAATGGGATGCCATACGTGCGCGCATACTGAAGCGTGATAATCATCTGTGTCAGAACTGCCTGCGCAATGGGAGAGCCGTTGAAGCCAGAACGGTGGACCACATCATTCCGAAAGCTCATGGTGGCACGGATGCAGACAGTAACCTGCAGAGTCTGTGCTGGCCCTGCCATAAAGCAAAAACAGCGCGCGAACGCATCAATTGATAACAGTTCCCATCTGCAGGGGAGGGGCGGGTCAAATCTCTGCAACCCAGGCTGCTCAGGACCGCCGCCTGACCTTTCCTCGCATCGCCGCAGGTTCGAAAACTTTTTTTTGGAATGTGATTAAATGATTGATAGGTAAAACCGATTATGTCCGGACCCCCGAAAACCCCGCCACGCCTGCATTTGATACGAGGCAACCCCTCAAAGCGCCCCGTTAAAGACCCCAAAAAAAACGCTAAAAAGGATGAAAAAGGTCTCCCTAAAATTCCGCAACATTTAGGGGCGCAGGGGAAGTACTGGTTCAGGCGAACGGCGGAAGAACTGAATGCGGAAGGGATCATTTCTCAGCTTGATGCGCGTGCACTCGAGTTACTGGTGGAAGCCTACACCGAATACCGGCATCACTGCGAAACACTTGATGCTGAGGGTTATACCTACCGCACGGAAACGCAGAACGGTGATGTGCTGATTAAGGCACACCCGGCTGCTGCGATGAAGGCGGATGTCTGGAAGCGGATCCGGGCGATGCTTGCAGAGTTTGGTATGTCACCGGCAAGCCGGGCTAAAGTAAATACCGCCGGACCGGATGATGTTGATCCGCTGGCGGAGCTTTTAAAAGCGAGAGACTGATGGCAAAAGTGGCTGACGGGATCCGCTACGCCGAACGTGTTGTTGCAGGAGAAATTGTTGCTGGCGAATTTGTCCGTCTGGCCTGCCAGCGTTTTCTTGATGATCTGAAGTACGGCGAAGAGCGGGGGATTTATTTCAGTGAACCCCGTGCGCAGCACATCCTGAATTTCTACAAATTTGTGCCCCATGTGAAAGGGGCGCTGGCAGGCCAGCCCATTGAGTTGATGGACTGGCATGTATTTATCCTCATTAATATTTTTGGTTTTGTCATTCCGCTGGTCAATGAAGAGACCGGGGAAGTTGTCATGCGCAGCGATGGCAGCGGACGCCCGGTGATGGTGCGCCGGTTCCGGACGGCGTACAACGAAGTCGCCCGTAAAAACGCAAAATCAACCCTGTCATCGGGTATCGGCCTGTATATGACGGGGGCAGATGGTGAAGGCGGTGCTGAGGTGTATTCAGCCGCAACCACGCGTGACCAGGCCAGAATCGTGTTTGAAGACGCCAAAAATATGGTCAGAAAAGCCCGGTCGACACTCGGGCGGTTGTTTGATTTCAACAAGCTGGCGATTTACCAGGAGCAGAGCGCATCAAAATTTGAACCGCTTTCCTCGGATGCAAACAACCTGGACGGTCTGAACATCCACTGCGCCATTATTGATGAGCTGCATGCACATAAAACCCGCGACGTGTGGGACGTTCTGGAGACGGCAACCGGTGCCCGTCTGCAGTCCCTGTTATTTGGCATCACCACGGCTGGCTTTAACAAGGAAGGGATTTGTTACGAGCAGCGCGATTACGCCATTAAGGTATTGCGAGGCTATAACAGCGACGTGGAGGGCGCGGTAAAAGACGACTCCTACTTTGCGATCATTTACACGCTCGATGAGGGAGATGATCCGTTTGATGAAACGGTCTGGCAGAAAGCGAATCCTGGCCTGGGCATCTGTAAACGCTGGGATGATCTGCGTCGTCTGGCGAAAAAAGCGAAGGAGCAGGTCTCTGCGCGGGTGAATTTTTTTACCAAACACATGAATGTGTGGGTCACTGCCGAATCGGCCTGGATGGATATGATTAAGTGGGAGAAGTGCGAATATATTGCCCCACAGCATGAGCTGAAAACGTATCCCATGTGGGTCGGCGTCGACCTTGCTCATAAGATTGATATCTGTGCGGCGGCAAAACTCTGGCGAACGGATAACGGGCATGTTCATGCTGATTTTAAATTCTGGCTTCCGGAAGGGCGACTGGAACGGTGTTCACGGCAGCAGGCAGAACTTTACCGGAAGTGGGCGGAGATGGATAAGCTCATCCTGACGGATGGTGATGTTATCGATCATGCTCAGATAAAAAGTGACTTACTGGAATGGATTGGCGGTGAAAACCTCAGGGAACTGGGATTTGACCCGTGGAGCGCAATGCAGTTCAGCCTGGCACTGGCTGAAGAAGGGAAACCGCTGGTGGAGGTTCCGCAGACGGTCCGCAATCTGTCAGAGGCCATGAAGGAAACGGAATCACTGGTCTATGCCGGGCGTTTCCATCACAGCAATCATCCGGTCATGAACTGGATGATGTCTAACGTTACAGTAAAACCGGACAAAAACGACAATATCTTCCCGAATAAATCCACGCCGGAAGCCAAAATCGACGGCCCTGTTGCGCTTTTTACAGCCATGAGCCGCTTTCTGGTAAATGGTGGGGGCGTGAATGACTTTCTGTCCACGCTTGATCCTGATGAGGACCTGTTAATTCTGTGAAACAGCTTATTACTGATATGACCGGGCTGATCGGTTTCGGTTTGCTCACTGCTGGCGTTTATCTTTATGCAGGTCTGCCAGCGTCTCTGATGCTGTCTGGCTGTTTGTTGCTGCTTTATGCACTGGTGGTGTCCATGAGGAGAAAACATGCTTCTTGATGCTCTGTTTCGCAGTGAGCCTCTGGAAAATCCCTCGGTTCCGGTAACCGGAGAGGCCGCTGAGACGGATAATATTTTTGCCCGGGATGTGTATGTCAGTCCGGAAACATCCATGAAGCTGGCTAGACTGGCCCCCTGAATCTCCAGACAACCAGTATCACTTATTTAAGTGATAGTCTTAATACTAGTTTTTAGACTAGTCATTGGAGAGCAGATGATTGATGTCTTAGGACCGGAGAAACGCAGACGGCGTACTACACAGGAAAAGATCGCTATTGTTCAGCAGAGTTTTGAACCGGGAATGACGGTCTCCCTTGTTGCCCGGCAACACGGTGTGGCAGCCAGCCAGTTATTTCTCTGGCGCAAGCAATACCAGGAGGGAAGTCTTACTGCTGTGGCCGCAGGAGAGCAGGTCGTTCCTGCCTCTGAACTTGCTGCTGCCATGAAGCAGATTAAAGAACTCCAGCGCCTGCTCGGAAAAAAAACGATGGAAAATGAACTCCTTAAAGAAGCCGTTGAATATGGGCGTGCAAAAAAGTGGATAGCGCACGCGCCCTTATTGCCCGGGGATGGGGAGTAAGCTTAGTCAGCCGTTGTCTCCGGGTGTCGCGTGCGCAGTTGCACGTAATTCTCAGACGAACCGATGACTGGAAAGATGGTCGCCGCAGCCGTCACTCAGATGATACGGATGTGCTTCTCCGTATACACCATGTTATCGGAGAGCTGCCCACGTATGGTTATCGTCGGGTATGGGCGCTGCTTCGCAGACAGGCCGAACTTGATGGTATGCCTGCGATCAATGCCAAACGGGTTTACCGGATCATGCGCCAGAATGCGCTGTTGCTTGAGCGAAAAACCGCTGTACCGCCATCGAAACGGGCACATACAGGCAAAGTGGCCGTGAAAGAAAGCAATCAACGATGGTGCTCTGACGGGTTCGAGTTCCGCTGTGATAACGGAGAAAAACTGCGAGTCACGTTCGCGCTGGACTGCTGTGACCGTGAGGCACTGCACTGGGCAGTCACTACGGGCGGCTTCGACAGTGAAACAGTACAGGACGTAATGCTGGGAGCGGTGGAACGCCGCTTCGGCAACGAGCTTCCGGCGTCTCCAGTAGAGTGGCTGACGGATAATGGTTCATGCTACCGGGCTAATGAAACACTCCAGTTTGCCCGGATGTTGGGGCTTGAACCGAAGAACACGGCGGTGCGGAGTCCGGAGAGTAACGGCATAGCAGAGAGCTTCGTGAAAACGATAAAGCGTGACTACATCAGTGTCATGCCTAAACCAGACGGTTTAACGGCAGCAAAGAACCTTGCAGAGGCGTTCGAGCATTATAACGAATGGCATCCGCATAGTGCACTGGGTTATCGCTCGCCACGGGAATATCTACGGCAGCAGGCCAGTAATGGGTTAAGTGATAACAGGTGTCTGGAAATATAGGGGCAAATCCACTGGCTGCTGTCTATGCCTGTATTTATGTTATTTCATCCAGTGTGGCTCAGATGCCCCTGCATGTGATGCGAAAAACGAATGAGCATGTTCAGCCGGCACGCGATCATCCGTTGTTCTGGCTCGTTCATGATGAACCTAATGCCTGGCAGACCAGCTATAAGTGGCGGGAACTGAAGCAGCGTCATGTGCTGGGGTGGGGCAATGGTTATACGTGGGTAAAACGTAATCGTCGTGGCGAGGTTACCAGTCTTGAATGCTGTATGCCATGGGAAACCACGTTACTTAATACTGGTGGGCGTCATACCTACGGGGTGTATAACGAAGAGGGGGCATTTGCGGTAAGTCCGGACGATATGATCCATATCAGGGCGCTGGGAAACAATCAGAAAATGGGACTGAGTCCGATCATGCAGCATGCTGAAACCATTGGTATGGGAATGAGTGGTCAGCAGTATACCAGTGCTTTTTTTAACGGTAATGCCCGTCCTGCCGGGATTATCTCTGTGAAAAATGAACTGAACGAACAGAGTTGGAGCAGGCTCAAGAATATGTGGCAGCGGGCGGTGACAGCGCTTCGCAGTCAGGAAAATAAAACCATGCTGCTGCCTGCGCAACTGGATTACCGTGCCCTGACAGTTTCTCCGGTGGATGCTCAGATCATTGATATGACCAAGCTGAACCGGTCGATGATTGCCGGAATTTTTAATGTCCCGGCGCACATGATTAATGACCTGGAAAAAGCCACATTTTCGAATATTACACAGCAGGCGATTCAGTTTGTTCGCTACACGATGATGCCCTGGGTTGCGAACTGGGAGCAGGAGCTTAACCGTCGCCTGTTTACCCGCACAGAACGGGCTGCCGGGTATTACGTTCGTTTCAACCTTACAGGATTGCTCCGCGGGACTCCACAGGAGCGTGCGCAGTTTTATCACTTTGCCATTACAGATGGCTGGATGAGCCGGAATGAAGCCAGGGCATTTGAGGACATGAACCCGGTTGATGGTCTGGATGAAATGCTGGTCAGCGTAAATGCAGCAAATCCGTTGAATGATTTTAAAGATACGAAAGGCAAAGAGGAAAAGAACGATGAATGACCGTGAAACGCGCTGTTACTGCGGGGAAGTGCGGGCAGAACAATATGATAATGCCCCGACTCATATTTTGGGGTATGGCTCGGTATTTAACAGTCGTTCAGAACCTCTGTGGGGATTTCGTGAAATCATCAAGCCGGGGGCTTTTGACGACGTGCTGAATGATGATGTACGTGGCTTGTTTAATCATGATCCTAATTTCATTCTCGGACGAAGTTCTGCCGGCACGTTGTCATTATCAGTGGATGAACGTGGTTTGCGTTATGACATTGTTGCACCGGATACGCCGACGATTTGTGACCTGGTGCTGTCACCAATGTTGCGTGGTGACATTAATCAGTCCTCGTTCGCGTTTCGCGTCGCCCGTGATGGAGAGAGCTGGTATGAAGACGACGAGGGGATTGTTATCCGGGAAATCACGCGCATTTCTCGTCTGTATGACGTCAGCCCGGTGACATATCCGGCCTATCAGGACGCAGACTCTGGTGTCCGCTCAATGAAAGCCTGGCAGGAAGCGCGGGCGAGTGGTGCGCTGAAGAAAGCTGTTAACGAACGAATGGCGCGTGAGCGTCTTTTGACCCTTCTTAATGCATAAGGATACTACTGACGATGAAACTTCATGAGATGAAGCAAAAACGAAACACCATTGCAAAGGATATGCGTGCACTGCATGAAAAAATTGGTGATAACGCATGGACTGATGAGCAACGGGCAGAGTGGAACAGGGCGAAAGCTGAGCTGGATGCGCTGGATGAGCAAATCGCCCGTGAAGAAGAGTTGCGCCGTCAGGATCAGGCATATGTGGATGAGTCCGGGCCGGAAGAGCGCCAGAATAATGAGGCGGAGAACGGGAAAAAGGCGGTGGAAGAGAAGCGCGCTGCGGCATTTAACCGTTTTCTGCGTGCCGGATTTGCAGAACTGAATGCTGAAGAGCGTAATCTGATGTGTGAACTGCGGGCTCAGAGTGTAACAACGGATTCTCAGGGCGGATATACGGTGCCCACGCAGATGCGTAACAAAATCATTGACACCATGAAGGCTTATGGCGGGATTGCCAGTGTGGCGCAACTTCTGACCACATCAACCGGGCAGGATATCACCTGGTCAACGTCTGATGGCACGACTGAAGAGGGCGAACTGCTGGCGGAAAATACAGCCGCAACGGAACAAGATGTGACGTTCGGGACCGCTATTCTGGGGGCTAAAAAGCTGTCATCAAAAATAATTCGTGTGTCCAATGAGCTGCTCCAGGATAGTGGGGTGGATATTGAATCTTATCTGGCAAACCGTATTGCCCAGCGTATTGGTCGTGGAGAGGCAAAATATCTGGTTCAGGGGACCGGAACGGGATCACCGTTACAGCCAAAAGGGCTGGCAGCGTCGGTGACGGGAACCATCCAGACTGCAGCCTCTGCCGCTTTCACCTGGAAAGAAATGAATGCCCTGAAACATGCCATTGATCCGGCATATCGTGGTGGGCCGAAATACCGCTGGGCATTCAATGATGCCACATTGCAGACTATTGAAGAGATGGAGGATGGACAGAAACGCCCGTTATGGCTGCCGGATATTGCAGGCGGTACGCCGGCTACTGTGCTGGGGATCCCTTATGTTATTGATCAGGCTATTGACGGGATTGGTACCGGAAAAAAATTCATTTTCCTGGGGGATTTCAACCGCTTTATCATTCGCCGCGTTACTTATATGGAACTGAAACGTCTGGTTGAGCGTTATGCTGAGTTTGATCAGGTGGCATTTCTGGCTTTCCATCGTTTTGACTGTGTGCTGGAAGATGTGGCAGCCATCAAGGCGCTCACTGGCAAATAACCACTCGTTGTTCAGTTACAGACCGCGCCGACGCGGTTTTTTTATGCCCGCACAGTGTTGCGGGCAGGAGTTTCTGATGGCAGCAATAGTGGAAAAACTCAGGGCGCAGTGCCGTATTGATACAGATGATGCAACTGATGATGAGTTACTGATGCTGTATTTCCGGGCTGCCTGCCGCAAGGCAGAAAATTTTATCAACCGTAAGCTTTATGAGGAGACGGTGCCGGAAGGTGATCCTGAAGGGGTGCTTATAGCTGATGATGTTTTGTTGGCGCTCATGTTGCTGGTCGGGCACTGGTACGAAAACCGGGAAAATTCCTCAGATGTCAGCAAGGCACCAGTCCCGTTTGGTTTTTCTTCTCTGCTGGAGCCTTATCGTTTTATTCCTTTGTAGGAGGAGGCATGCAGGCGGGCAGATTACGTGATCGCGTAATTATTCTGAATGTCACCACCGCCCGCTCTCCGTCAGGGCATCCGGTGGAGACGGTGACGGAGGGAGCTACCGTATGGGCAGAAGTTAAGGGTATCAGCGGGAGGGAGATAATCTCAGGCGGAGCAGAAACCGCTCAGGCTACGGTCAGAGTCTGGATGAGATTCCGGCGCGATGTGACAGCGACTTCACGTCTGAAAGTGCTGACCGGTGCATTTAAAGGGGCCATTCTGGGTATAGAAGGTCCACCAATACCGGATGCACGCGCTACCCGGCTTGAAATACTCTGCAGCCTGAAGGGGAATGTGTGATGGATTTCAGTCTTGATTTTTCCGGCCTGGCGGATATTGCACGGGATCTGGAGACGCTCAGCAGGGCAGAAAACAATAAGGTACTGCGCGATGCCACCCGTGCCGGTGCTGAAGCTATGCGGGATGCGGTTGTTGAACGAGCGCCGGAGCGAACCGGAAAACTGAAGAAAAATGTGGTTGTTCTGACTCAGCGATCAAAACGTCGGGGGGAAATTATCTCGGGTGTTCACATTCGCGGACGAAATCTGCGAACCGGAAACAGTGATAACAGCATGAAAGTCAGCGATCCCCGAAATGCGTTTTACTGGCGCTTTGTCGAGCTGGGAACGGTAAACATGCCTGCTCACCCGTTCATTCGTCCGGCGTTTGATACGACAGAAGAACTGGCGGCGCAGGTTGCCATACAGCGAATGAATCAGGCTATTGATGAGGTCTTAAGTAAATGAGAGAGACCACACTGTATTCCCTGCTGTCTCAACTGGCCGGAGGACAGGTTTATCCTTATGTGGTCCCGCTGACGGAGGGAAAGCCTGCGGTATCTCCACCATGGCTGGTATTTTCTGTGGTGTCTGACACTGCGTCTGATGTGCTTGATGGTCAGGCTGAATCCAGAATTACCGTGCAGATCGATGTCTGGGCAACAGTACCTGATGACGCAGATGATATCCGTGAGCAGGCGCTTGATGCGGTAAGGCAACTTGCACCCTCCGTTATTTCTAAAACTCAGGGTTATGATCCTGATTCCCGTCTGAGCAGAGCCACGCTTGAATTTCAGGTAATAGCCTGAGGTCGTTAATGATTTAACCACCCGCCGCTGGCGGGTTTTTTTATTTTCAGGAGACGAGTATGTCCTCTAATTTTGAGCGTTCGCAACTGACGAAAATTATGATTTCGTCTGCACCGGTAACAGCAGAAACCCTGGATTCTGCCAGCTATCTTGGCCTGAGCTGTACAATCAAAGAGGTGCAGTTTACCGCAGGACAAAAGCAGGATATTGATGTCACCACGCTGTGTTCTGTTGAGCAGGAAAATATTAACGGTCTTGGTGCCGCGTCAGAGATTTCCATGTCAGGCAACTTTTACCTCAATGCTGCCCAGAATGCGTTGCGCAGTGCCTATGACAATGACACCACGTATGGCTTTAAAGTTATTTTTCCGTCAGGCAACGGATTTACCTTTATGGCAGAGGTGCGTCAGCATACCTGGTCTGCAGGAACCAATGGTGTTGTGGCTGCAACGTTTTCCCTGCGCCTGAAAGGTAAACCTGTGCTGACGACAGAGCCGCTGAAAGTGAAGGTCGATTTAAACAGCACGCTGCAGGTTTCTGCCGGAGCGAAACTCGAAATGGTGGTTGAGGCTGCCGGTGGTGTGCCGCCTTATTCTTATGTCTGGAAGAAAGGTAGTTCTCCTGTTTCCGGACAGACGGCGGCAACGTTTAGTAAGGCATCAGCAGCATCCGGTGATGCCGGTGCGTATACCTGCGAGATTTCTGATTCAGCAAGCCCTGTTAACAAGGTGACCTCCACTTCCTGCACTGTTACCGTCAGTTAATGAGGATAGATGTGATGACTAAAAATATCCGTAATCTGGCACTGGCAACGATGTCGGGGTTTCGCCATAAAACTGTTGATGTGCCTGAATGGGAAGGGGCAACGGTTGTATTACGGGAACCTTCTGCAGAAGCCTGGTTGCGCTGGCAGGAGATCGTTAAAGCAAAAGATGATGAGACACCGTTATCCGTTGCGGAGCGCGCCCGCCGAAATCTGGAGGCAGATGTTGAACTGTTCATTGATGTTCTGTGTGATACCGGACTGCAACCTGTATTTTCAGAGGATGATCGTGAACAGGTGATTGCCGTGTATGGTCCGGTGCATGCGCGGCTTCTTCGGCAGTCTCTGGAACTGATCAGTGATGCCGGCGAGGTTAAAAAAAAGTAGCGCTTCCGGGGATGCGTTTTCTGATGATGCTGGCGCTCAGGATGGGGCGCACATTGTCAGAGTTACGCCGGGAAATGTCCGCATCAGAAATCATGATGTGGGCAGAATTTGACAGGTTCAGCCCGCTGGGGGACGAACGGGCTGATATCCGGGCTGCCCAGATTGTTTCAGCTGTTTACGGTGCGCAGGGGGTCAAAGTGCCACTGAATGATGCGCTTCTTCAGTGGGAGAAGGAGCAGACAGAAGGCGTATCAGATCCATTTGCCGGACTGGAAAACGCGCTTTTAATAGTGTCTCAGTGAGTCAACATAACCGCTTCGGCGGTTTTTTTTCGTCCGGAGAATGAGTGTGGCGACATTACGTGAACTGATTATTAAAATCTCGGCAAATTCCCGGTCATTCCAGTCAGAGATCTCCCGGGCTTCGCGTATGGGGCAGGATTACTACCGCACCATGCAGAACGGAGGCCAACAGTCTGCTGCTGCCTCCCGTGAAATGCGGCGTGCACTGGCAGAAGTGACGGATCAGATAAATACGGCGAAGTCTTCGGCACTGAATATGGCGGGGGCATTTGTCGGTGCTTTTGCCACTGGACATCTAATATCTCTTGCGGATGAATGGAGTTCAGTAAATGCCCGTCTGAAGCAGGCCTCACAGTCCAGTGATGATTTTCAGGTATCACAACGTGAATTAATGGCAATCAGCCAGAGAACGGGAACGGCGTTTTCTGATAACGCCAGCCTTTTTGCCCGCTCTGCAGCTTCCATGCGGGAGTATGGCTACAGTTCTGAGGAGGTACTGAACGTCACCGAGGCGATCTCCACGGGCCTGAAATTATCCGGTGCCAGTACAGCAGAAGCCAGTTCGGTGATCACGCAGTTCAGCCAGGCACTGGCGCAGGGAGTGCTGCGCGGTGAAGAATTTAACGCCGTGAATGAGAGCGGTGATCGTGTTATTCGTGCGCTGGCTGCGGGAATGGGCGTTGCCCGTAAGGATCTGAAGGCCATGGCGGATAACGGAAAACTGACCGCCGATAAGGTTGTTCCTGCACTGATTAGTCAGCTTGGGGCGTTGCGTGATGAATATGCAGCAATGCCTGATACGGTTTCATCCTCTGCAACCAAAGTTGAAAACGCCTTTATGGCCTGGGTTGGTGGTGCGAACGAGGCAAGCGGAGTGACGAAGACGCTCTCTGGTGTGCTGAATGGTATTGCAGGCAATATTGACACCGTGGCAACCGCTGCCGGTGCTCTGGTTGCCGTCGGGGTAGCCCGATATTTTGGCAATATGGCGTCTTCTGCTGGATCTGCAACTGCCGGATTAATTACTGCAGCCAGAAACGAAGTGGCTCTTGCTGAAGCGCAACTTCGGGGGACACAGATAGCAACCGCCAGGGCGCGTGCGGCGGTTTATCGTGCGCAACAGGCGGTTGTTGCTGCTCGCGGTACCGAAAGGCAGGCCGCAGCAGAAGCGAAGCTGACAGCTGCCCAGGCGTCACTTACCCGTAATATTGCGGCCAGAACAGCGGCACAGACAACGCTGAATACTGTCACGTCAGTGGGGAGTCGTCTGTTAAGTGGGGCACTGGGGCTGGTTGGTGGTGTGCCGGGGCTTGTCATGCTGGGGGCTGCGGCCTGGTACACGATGTATCAGAATCAGGAGCAGGCCAGAGAATCTGCACGCCAGTATGCCGCAACAATCGACGAAATTCGCCAGAAAACGTCGGCAATGTCGCTTCCTGAAACGTCAGATAATGAAGAAAAGACGCGGCAGGCACTTGATGAGCAAAACAGGTTAATTGACGAGCAGAAAAGTAAGATCAAATCCTTACAGGAAAAAATTGCTGGCTATCAGTATGTGCTGGCAAACCCGGGCTGGACAACCGATAACGGTTTTATGATTAACCACATGACGTCGGTAAAAACTGTCACAGAAGGGCTTGCAGAAGCAACAAATCAACTGGCAGTTGAACAGTCCCGTCTCACACAAATGCAGGGCAAAGCGCAATCCATTCAGGATGTGCTTGCCGGGCTGGAGGAGCGACGGGTGGCGTTAATCCGTCAACAGGCGGCAGAACAAAACAAAGCGTATCAGTCCCTGTTGATCATGAATGGGCAGCATACCGAGTTTAATCGTCTTCTTGGGCTTGGTAATGAGTTACTTCAGCAGCGTCAGGGGCTGGTGAATGTACCATTACGGCTGCCACAGGCCATTCTGGATGATAAACAGCAGACTGCGCTGAATAATAGCGAGCGTGAACTGGCTCTGTCCCGCCTGAAGGGGGAAGCCCGTGAGCGTGCCCGCCTGGGTTATGCTGCGGATGATCTCGGCTTTGTGGGAGAGGCGTATCAGGCAGCCAGACAGAATTATATCAATAACTCACTGGATGCCTGGCGAAATAACCAGGCAAATAAACCTAAAACACATAAAAAGACCGAAGCGGAAAAAACAGAAGATATTTATAAACGGCTGATTAAACAGCAAAAAGAACAAATAGCACTGGCAGGGCAGAATACTGAACTGGCCAGGATGAAGTATCAGATCAGTCAGGGCGAATTATCAACTCTGTCAGAAGCGCAGAAAAAAACGCTTTTACAGAATGCGGCACTCATTGACCAGAAAAAGATTCGTGAGCAGCTTGCTGCTTATGAAAGCAGCCTGGCGGACAGTAATGCCAGTGTCCGGGCATCTGACGATGCGCAGTTGCTGGGATATGGTGAAGGCTCACGGATGCGTGAACGACTCCGGGAAATGTGGAGTATCCGGCAGGCATTTGAGCAGAAAAATAACGAACTCCTGAGACAGTATCAGACCGGAGAAATTGAAGAAGCCCTGTGGAAACAGGAGAAAGAACTGAATAAAAAATATCTGGAAGAGCGTCTCAGCGATCAGCAGGATTATTATGCAAAGGCCGATGCTTTACGTAATAACTGGAATGCCGGACTCCAGGAGGGACTGACCAACTGGGCAGACAGCGCCACCGATTATGCTTCACTGGCGGCAGATGCTGTCGTTTCCACCATGGACGGGCTGGTATCAAATATTTCCGATGCACTGGCCGGGAATGTTGTGGACTGGAGAAACTGGGGGAGTTCAATTCTCCAGGAAGTTTCAAAAATTCTGATGAACGCTGCCATCGTTAACGGGCTGAAGTCACTTTCCAAAAGCATGTCCGGTGCCGGAGGATGGCTTGGTACGGTCGGCGACTGGCTTTCCGGTGCAGTGGCAAACGCAAAAGGTGGTGTTTACACACCGGCAAATCTGAGTGCTTACAGTAACACCATTGTGGATACACCGACGTATTTTGCTTTTGCGAAAGGTGCCGGGCTGATGGGCGAGGCCGGGCCTGAAGCTATCATGCCACTGACTCGGGCAGCGGACGGCTCTCTTGGAGTCAGAGCCATTGGCAATGTGAATGGTGGCGGTGGATTTGTTTATTCTCCCGTGTATCACATCAGCATTCAGAATCAAGGGAGCAATGGCGAGACAGATACGCAGTCAGCCAGGGGGCTGGTGGATCTGATCGACAGCAGGGTTGTGTCAATTATGCAGTCATCACGTCGGGACGGAGGATTATGCAGTGCCTGAGTCTGAAGTTTTTAACTGGATCCCCCGCGAGGGGATGGAGACGACACGAAAGCCATCTGTTATTACGGTAAAGTTCGGTGACGGATATGAACAGCGACGGGCTGGTGGTCTGAATGCGGATCTGAAAACGTTTAAACCGGTGTTTCGTGTCACAGATGAATATTCCCGTGCTGCGCTGGACAGTTTTTTATCCCGTCATGCCGGGATACGTGCTTTTTTGTGGCGTCCGCCAAAACACAACAGAACCGTCCGGGTTGTCTGCAGGGAGTGGAGTATTTCGGATAATGCCATGTATACCGATTTTAACTGTACCTTTGAAGAGGTCACTCACTGATGCAGGATATACAGCAGGAAACACTGAATGAGTGTACAAAAGCGGAGCAATCCGCGCTGGTCGTGCTCTGGGAAGTCGATCTGACAGAAGTCGGCGGAGAGCGTTATTTTTTCTGTAATGAGCAGAACGAAAAAGGCGAACCGGTCATCTGGCAGGGGCGGCAGTATCAGGCCTATCCCATTCAGGGGACGGGATTTGAGATGAACGGTAAAGGAGCCAGCGCCAGG